TTCGGGCGTGACAGTGGAAGACAACATAAGTTCGGGCGTGACAAGTTCGAGTGGTACCGTATCATGGATGGTTCCGTGTAACGATACTTATGCGTGGGTGGCAACAAGTCAGAATTACTTTACGGAGAGCGGAAGTTATACGGTAGGTCCGGAAGAGTTCAGCAAGACGATTGATATAATAATGGAAGACGGTGCGGTACTGGAAGTAAGGGTGTCAAATGGCACGAACATAGTGTTGCCCGTACTTAACACGTCTTCTACAGGACTTAACAATTTGCGCGTTAAATGGGGTGATGGTGAGCAGACAGTAGGAACAAGTTCGCACACCTACAGTTCCGGAGGAACAAAGATAATATTGTTCGACTTTAACGGGATGTCAGCCAATTTATCATGGAGTGCAGACGGATTTTCAAGTTTTCAAAATTGTTTGACAAGAGTAATCAAGTGGTTTACCGAAAATGTGAGAACGTCGTGGGGAAAGGGAGCCTTCCAGGATTGCAGCAGTCTTGAATCGGTTGTAAGCTGGACCACAAGTCTTATGAGCGGTTCGGCAGATTCGTTCTTTTATGGGTGTAGTAGTCTGAGAAGCGTTCCGGCAGGATTGTTTGATTTTATAACAAGCGGTACGTTCGTGAGCACGTATAGAAACAGTGGATTGAGCGGTTCGGTGAACTTGTCAAGCGTGCTTGGAGGAAACTCGATAAGTGATTACTCCTATTGTTTCTATGGATGTAGTAATATTTCCTCTGTGAGTGGACAGTTAAGGACATCAAGTAACAAAACATCTCTGAATTATATGTTTACTGGATGTACGGGAATGTCAAGCATAAGTAACGATATTGGAGCGACAAATATAAATACATGTATCTACATGTTTTCTCGTTGTTCTAATTTACAATCACCATGCAGGATATCATTCAAGTATCTTTCGGGTGAAACGATAAACGCATACGGTTTTTGTAATCTTTCGGGTGTATCGTCATTGCCGAGCAATCTGTTTTCCGGAACTGTGGGTGAGTTGTCGCTGGCACAGGCATTCTATCAATGTACAAATTTGACGAGTATAAGTTCCGGGGCATTCAATTATTCGACGAACGGAGGAACACGATGCGACGAGATGTTCTACGGTTGTACAAGTCTGTTGAATGTAAGCGGTGTTACAATTCCGGATATCAGAAGCGCGTCCGGCATGTTCCAGAATAGCGGCTTGACTACGATAACATCATCCTTGTTTTCCGATTCTTCGCAATGTAGCACTTATGCACATTGTTTTGCCGGGTGCAGGAATTTGAGGACAGCAGGTTCGCAGGGCAGTCCTATCACACCGCTCGAACATTCGGTGACTGTGAACATTAACAGCATGTTTGAAGGGTGCAGCAACTTACAATCGGCAGAATATACTTTCGGTGATGTAACCGTGAATAAACCTGGACCTACGGGAACTGATAATAGTTATATAGAATCGGGGGTACTGAAACATATAGACAGTTGCACGAGTACATTCAGCGGTTGTTCAAATATGACGTCTCAACCGAGATGGGATTGTATAGTAGCCGGAGTAAAATTGCCGTCAGCTTATATGCCTCTGTTTTATTATTTCAAGACATTATTCCCACCATATCAATTCGGTTTCCCAGATGTTGACAGTATATCCAAAAGCGGATGTTTCAGAGGATGTACAAAGATGAATGGTTACGACCAATATATTAGTACTTATCCAGAATGGTTCTAATTTTGTAAATAAAAATTTATAAATATATGGCGCAGATAAATGTTAACAGAAACACTTTCTTAGAAAAAGAAGAAGTGATGAATATGCAGTCTTTCCTACAGAACTCTTTGCTTGGAAAGATTCTTATTGCCGGAAGTTATACATTCGGCATAGTGACAAACAACCCTACCAAGTTTGACAGTGATTTTAAAACGGAAGAGGCTTTTGTAGACAACAAGGCGTTCGAGGTGCAGCAGGGAACACAGGGAGGAACGGTAAGAATATTGCCGGGTATGGCGGTAAACTCATTGGGGCAAGTAATAAACATTGTCAACATATACGATAACTTTGCCATCCCGGCAGACAGCGTGTATTACTGGCTAAAAATCGGGTATTCGACAAAGAATTACGAAAACGGATATGTGAGTATCAACCAGAAAGGTGTAGTGACCGGAACCGTGGATTTTTCCGGTAAGGTGAGAGGACAGGCAGGGAAAACCCCGGTAGCGATAAAGTTCTTGAAAGACGACGGTTCACAGCCCCTAAATAATGGCGTATATGAGATAGTCAATATAATAGACAACAAGAATATTGTATTAACGTCCGAATCCGATTTTGTTGCGGAAACAAATTTGCAAGTCGTGATACTGGGAACGGTGCCGCTTGGAAAGGTATTCACGGACGCGCAAATGGAAGGGCTTTACACCTATGATTGGTTTACGTTGGGGCTGACACAGGAAGTGACCTTGGAACAGCCGCCTACCAAGTCGGTAAACGAGTTTTACATAGCAAGGGTGAGAAATAACGGTGGTACGGTCACGATTGACAATACGGCAAAAACGGAATATTGGTCTTTAGCAGGCATGCCGAAACCGAAAGAATAAGAAAGGAGGAGAAAATGAAATTATTATATACAGTAAGTTCCGGATATATGGCAGAACAGCAGAATGTTTCTTATTCGTTGGGTGGCTTTGCATCTTCCACGACAATACCTAACGACATGTTCGGTAATTTGTTTGATGAATTGAGTGTAAACACGATAAGAAATGCGAGAAACGAATACCGGGCTATAGTGCTGCACAATGACAGCCAGGAGGTGGCAAAAGGGGTGAAGATATGGTTCGAGAATCCGGAAACAAATGTGTGTTCGTTTAAGGTAGGTGCCGTGGGAATGATGGAAGGTGCAGACGGAAGCCGATATATGGGTAGTGCACCTAATATATATAGCAGACCCTATACAGTCCAGTTTTATGAGGCTACAGAGGAAAACCCGGTGTCTATCGGGGATATGCAGCCAGACCAGATGATAGGTATATGGGTGGAAAGGAGTATAGATAAAGAAAAGGCTTTGGAAGAGTATAACAACGTGGCTGAGAGGGATTTAACAACCGAAACGAGATATAAGCCTATTCAGAAGGAAACACAAGAAATGTTAAATATGCAATTTTATTGGGAATAAGCTATTGCGTATGTCATAAACAAATATTATCTTTGTGGTGTGATTGATAAGGGAGCGTTAAAACTCCCTTTCTTAATCGGGTTAGACATAAACAAATATTATCTCAAATATGAACAATATCGTAGAACTTAACGGATTGATAGGTGTAAAGGATGAAAAAGTATTCGCCTATCTATCAATTGAACCGGAAAAGGTAAGGAAGGCTTTGGAGATTGAAATTGCTTGTACTGGGGCTGATGATAACGGGGCCTACAATATCTACTTCGATGATGAAGAAAGCATTTGTTGTGAGTATATGCAACGTTGTGTTACAAAGGAGTTTAAGAAGGTGGAAACGATAGAGGAAGCCGTGTTGTGGATGGAAGGTTATTTTAGATGAAAACACTAATTTTTGATGTGATGTTGAATGAGCAATACATTCATACGTTCAAGTACAAGTATAATCCTTTGTTTCCTATCGAGGAGGAAGAGTTAAGGAAGTTTGTAGAAGAGAGATTGCCGACATTGAAAGGAAAGAACTTTAAAATATTGTTTTGAGGTATGAATCTGATTGCTATTATAAAGAAATGGTTCTGTCGGCATGAATGGGAGCTGATGTATGAAAGGAAGGTTACGGCATGGGATGAGTTAGGATGCAATAAATATATCGCCAGATATTACGTCTGCAAGAAATGCGGTAGATATAAGAAAACCAAAAGTTATTGATATGAAACAGACAATAGAAGAAGCCGAGAAAGAATATTGCGATAAGAATTATCCGTATTCAGATTTGAATATAAGGTTAATGGTGGAAAATGCGTTTGAAGCCGGAGCAGACTGGCAGGCAAAACAATCACCGTGGATAAGTGTAGAGAAGCGATTACCGGAAGTTGGTGAACTTGTTCTTTGTAGAATGGTATCAAACGGAGCGATAGTAAGTGGATTTATTATACCTATGCCAAGTGGGAGACCTCGTGTTGTAACATTGCCGGATTTTGAATTTGAAGATTATGGCGATTACGTTTGTGACATGTGGACACCTATTCCCTCATTCGATGAGATACTCGAAGCAAACAAGGATGTACTGGAACGGATTAAGGAGAAAGGAGATTGAAAATGAATGAAAGGAAAGTTCTTTTGTTTAAGAAGGTATGTTATGATGTTGGAACACGTTTTTCTTTTGTTGTAAATAATAAGATTATCGAAACAGTCATAAGTGATGTAATGATTGATTATCATAAAAACATCAATTATGAAAAGCAATCTGTAAGGTATCATTTTTGTACTATGGATAAACATACATTCGATGAGTTTTCCGAAAGAGAGTTGGAAGATATGATACGCAGGGGAATTGTTTTATGTATTGAGTAATAGAAAAGAGATTGAAAATGATAAAGAAATGGTATGAAGTTTCGTGTGATTTGTGCGGAAAAGGTTTAAATCACTATGCAGAATTAAAACCTACTTGCACTGATTTAAGGAGAGATGGTTTTAAAGTTAAAATCAAAAACGGAAAGGTGTTTGTTTTTTGTAAAGAGTGCTATGAAAAGATAAAGAAGGAGACAAAGAAATGAAAGGAAATGTATTTGACAAAATAAGAAAAGCATCTAATAAATACATAGAGTATATGATTGCTTGTGACTGTGTAGCCAAAGAAGCACAAAAACATATAGATTGGGACAATAATGTTTCGTGTGAATATTATCCCGGTGATGGAATATGTATAATGATAGACGAGCATGTTTGTTATGCTAATACATTCTTTGACTTGGTAGAATCAGAAAACGGTATGCTTGATAGGGGAACTTTTATGAGAAATTGTATTTGACATGGAAAGATATAGAATCATACGAGGAGAAGGGTACAACGGTTGTATTCCCATAATAATATATTGGGTTCAAGTCAGAAAAGACAAACGTCTTTCGTATGAATGGGTAAACGTAAAGGGCTTTGATACCTTGAAGAGAGCGAAAGAGTTGTTGAATATTTTAAAAGGGTATTGATATGGAAATAGTTCCGGATTTGACAAAAAGTAATATATCTAAAAACCAGGTAGAATATATTCAAAAGAAACAGCATGAATATAAATTGACAGACAAGAAGAGGAGGGTTCCGGGCCATATTTTATTTTCATTCAATCTGAAAACGAAAGAGATAAAGAGAGCTTCTATTACCAACGAAGTTTTAATTGGATTAAACGGGAAACCTATAATGAAAACCAAAACAGTTATTGAGTCGGATTGCTATTACGAACAAGCTTTGAATGAAAAGAATTTTAGAAAAAGATTAAAGAGGATTGGGCTAATATGAAAACAATTAAGATTTCAAATTTACAAGAAGGAGATGTGTTTATGTACAAAGGCGTAATGTATGAGATTGTACATAAGGACAAATGGGAAACCTATTGTAAATGTGTCAACGATAAATATTCATTAGGAGGATGGCTTTCAAGAAAATATCTTTATTGTAAATTTAGTAATTATACAAAAGTGGAGGTTTAAGCATTATGAGTAAATATATATACAGGGAAGTGAAGAATTATATCCACAACGAACTAAAGTTGACTAAAGAGGATATAAAGGAAATTATGGTTCCAATTGTGAAAGAGGAAGTTAAACGTATCTTTCAAAACACCTATGGGAATGATGTCGATATAGAGAGGTGGGTTCGTTGTATGGTTTCCAACGAGATACAAAGACATGGTGATTACTCTATGATAAGGAATTTGTGCAGGGAGATAATTAAGGAGGAAATTACCGATAGGTTGTCAATTGATATAAGCCTTAAAAAGAAAGAGGGGTAAAATATGCAGAATGAAATTTCTTGGAATGAAAATACTCGTTATGAGATTTATAATCCATATAGTGATATTTCTCCTTTAGAACCGTGTGATGTACCCAAAATGAGAAAATATCGCCTAAAAGATGATAGATGTACAAACAAGCAGATTGCGAAACGCAGGAAGAGGAATAAGAACCGTAAAACACATAGGAAATGAGTAGGTTTGAGAAAGAGATACTTCCTTTCATGGAAGAAGAAATTATGCGAAAACTCCGTACATACAACGTGTACAGTACAAAGGAGTATGAAGATATACGAAAGGCAGTAAGGTATTCAATTAGGTTTTGCAAGAAACATAAAATAGTTCGATGTGAAGATAAAGATTTAAACAAATAAAGGAACGAGAAATGAAAAAGTACAAGGTTTTATTTTGTGATATGGACGGCACGTTAATAGAAACTGCAAGTGGTGAGACGTTTCCAAAGGGGATATGGGACATGAAATTTAAGTTTGATGTCATGGATGCAATAAAGAATTTGAATCCCGAAGAAATTTTTATCGTGACAAACCAGGGAGGGATAGAAAAAGGGTTGGTTCCAGAATCATTTATTTATGTAAAATGTGAGTACGTGAGTTACAGTATAATGGATTATTGCGACATTGATACGCGTTTTAAGTATTGCGGAAGCAATGACAGAAGCAACCCTATGAGAAAGCCAAATACCGGAATGCTTGAAGAACTTTTTGATAATTACAATACATGGAAAGATTTCAGTTTGGAGGTAGAAGATTGTTTAATGATTGGTGATGCAAGCGGCCTCGAAGGGCAGTTTTCAGACAGTGACAAGAAAACAGCCGAGAATTTTGGCATAGACTATATGGATGTCAGCGAGTTCGTAAATGTTTACGGGAAAGGGTGTGATTATGGGATTTAATAGAGGAACAAAGTTAGGCGCAGAAAACAGAAAAGGGCATAGATGGATAAACAACCCCAACAATGCGCATAGAAAGTGTACGAAGTGCGGCTGTATGGTCGATGTGACTTCCTCAAAAGGAGAAAGTATCTATACATACACAGACAATAAAGGTAATAAATCGGCTGAATGCCCTAATTGTATTTGATTATGGAAGTAAGTTATAAAATATTCGATTCAATAGAATATAGTATTCGTTGTGAAGAGCATGATATACATTATCCAAACGGGCCTTATCCTACTGTAGAAGAGTTTACCTATAAAGGCACTGGAAAGGTGGTAGGGTATATAGATGGAGGCTTTTTTAGGAAAGATAAGTTTTTGATAGTGGATAAGGAAACTAAAAAGTTTATGAAAGTGAAAGTAAGTGATTGTGAAATATTAGAATATTGATTATGGAAGTAAAGAACGGAATAATAATAGATGGAGTGCTGCATGAAGCTGCGAATTATCCAAATGATTATGAATGTACTATATGTTCTCTTCGTAAGGAATGTGATGAATTAGAGAATCGTTGTGATGAATGGATTTGCAGACTTATTGATTGTAAGTATTTTATCAATCGTGGCAAAGTAACAGACATTAAGATAGATAAGGAGGAATGACAATGGAAAATAGAAAGAAATTGGCGATAGCGACTATATGTCGGGCTTATTTGAATATTCACGGCTTTATCACGCCAGCAGAAAACAGAGGAGGAATAAATAATGCACCAGTGTAATTATTGTTGTTGGTATAATGAAAGATACGGGAATTGCGATTGTCCGTATGTAATGAAGAAGTTGTCTTGTGATAAAGCTAAAAAGGAGAAAGAAAGGAGTGAGAAATGAACGTATTGGAACATTATGTAATAGAAATAATAGGGAAACCTTATTATCACGATTACGGAAGCGGAAAATATAGGTGGTGGCTGAAAGTTAAAGCCATTTGTTACGGCACAGAATCGGAAACGACGTTAATGTTTGACAGTGAATCTGATGCGCTGAATGTATGTAAAGGGTATATGTTTTTAGCTTAAAAGAAATTGGGAAATGGAAACAAAACAAGTATTATCAATAGAACAAATGAAGCACTTGCAGGAGCTTGGATTAGATACAAGCGATGCAAGTGTGTACTGGAAAAGGGTATCACATGGAAGCCGTATTAATGATAAATACAAAGGTGTATGGTTTTTGAGTTTACAGAAGGAGTTTCAGACTTGTGGGTTTACGTCGTATGAAATACTTTCTGCTTATACATTAGGAGATATTCTCGATAAGCTGCCAGAATCAGTACAGGTATATGATTTGTACATATTTAAGAAAGTGGGGTTGTGGTGGCTCAAATATGTAGACGTAACGAATAATGGAACCGTTCGTTTAGAAAAAATGCCGAAGTTGATAGATGCCGCCTATTATATGTTGTGTTGGTGCATTCAAAAGGGGTTTGTTAAAACTAATAAGGAGGTTAAAGATGGAAGAAAAGAAAATTGATTGGGAACAGAGGCGTTATGAAATAGCGAAAGCTGCCATGCAAGGATTTTGTAGCAATTCACAGAAACAATTTATAAATGTTGATTCAAGTATAATAGCAAAATTGAGTATTTGTTTCGCTGATGCACTGATAAAGAAATTGAAAGAAGAATAATCATGGAAGCACATGTAATGAAACTTGAAAACAACTGTGTAATTGTTGACGAGGAATATTTTAACGAGATAAAGAAGCAGTCAGAATTTAACCAGGAAAGGATAAATGAGATTGCAGAGGAAAAGTTTTTGGAATACGTCAAAGAAAGCGGTATCAAACTTTCCTACGAAGTGAACGGAACACCTTATATATTTCATCATGACTTGTTGAATGAATTGAACTATGAGGAAAGAGGATATCCGGAATCCGTGTCAGAAAGGGTGAAGCATATTATCGCAGACGATATAACCGAGGCTTTGAACGACAAGTTTAAAGGACTGAAAGACGAGGTTTTGAATTATGCCTTAAGTGAGTTTGACAAACAGAAACACGGTTTAGAGGCTACTGTAAAAATATGGAAACATTTCGCATTAATCTTTATCATTACGACTATTGTTCTAACAATTAGACTATTTTTATTGTGAAATGATGTTAAACAACCCACATTTTACACATAATCAGTTGCGTATGTCATAATATAATCTTATCTTTGCATTGTGAGATTA